TTCTGTACGGGTTTTGGATTTTGACGGGTCCCCTACCAGGGGCTTTACCACCCGCTGTATATGCCCAGGTCGGGCCTGACTTTCCCTGTCCTCGGTCACACGTGTGGCCGAGAGGAGAGTGTGATTTCCAACGCTGATTCACAAGCCAGTCCTATTGGGTGTTGGGTGGTGGCCATATGGCGTAACGGGTTGATCCGCCGTAGATGGCCACATGTGTGATTACTCTGTGGGGCATGGCGACCTCAAAACCGGCTTCGACCAGACAGAGGCGGAACAAGGCTTCGACCAACAGAGTCCTTTCCCCCGTTGACCCGAACACGATGGTGCCCTCGCTCCCCCCTGATCGTGACTGGCACGCAAGGACAGAGGAGCATTGGGAGGCTGTGTGGCAATCTCCGATGGCCCCCGAGTTCGACATGGATGCGGACTTCCGTGGCCTTGTCCTACTGGCTGAGATTTGGGATCACTTCTACATGGTTCTTGACGATCCCGAGATACCCGCAGAGAAGAAGGCTCGGCTTCGTCTCCAAATAGCTGCGGAGATTCGATTGCAAGAGCAGCGGTTCGGACTCAGCCCCCTCGACCGGCGCAGGTTGCAATGGGAGATTGAGCGGGGTGAGGAGGCGGAGCAGCGGACTCGGCAGAGGCGCAATGCTTCCAAGCCCAAGGCGGTGCCCGACCCCAAGGATGATCCGAGGGCACTTCTGGCATGAGTATCCACGCGTTCAATGCGACCCGGCTCTCCACAGAGAGAGTGGCGAAGGGGTGGACGCGAGGGGAGCTTGCCGCTCTGGTGTGGGTCACGGCCCAAGACATCTTCTGGTGGGAGACCGGACAGACGATGCCCGCGCAAAGGCAGGCCATGAGGCTCGCCAGCGCGCTCGGGATCGATCTGGCCGACCTCTACTTTGGAGTGGACCCGACGACTATCCCCGTGTGAGGTTGTGATGAGATACCGACGCCCCCCTACCGCTGTTCAGTGGGTGATGATCGCGGGAGGCATCCTGATCTTTCTCGGCTGGCTTGTTCTCGGCATCCCCGAGATTGCAGGCATCCTCTCTCCCGAGTTGGAGGACACTTTCAGCGAGTGGGCCTGGGACCTTCATGGAGCATGGGTGGCAACCCTCAGTGGCTTGTCTCTCATCTTGGGAGCCGTGATGATCTGGTTCTCCATTCATCTGTGGGAGGGATGGGTCGAGCGTCGGAAGCGAGAGAGCCGAGACGACTAAGCCGGGCACCGGATTGCACAGGGGAATTTGATGTCAACATTGATGGTGCCTGACTATGAGCCAGGCAAGTGGCCGACTCTTGGCCCTCAGGTCGTGGAGTGGATAGAGGAGTACCTTGTCTACGGTCCCGGCGAACTCAAGGGGGAGCCATATGTGGTGGAGCCTGAGTTCAAGGCTCAGATATACCGCATGTATGAGATTTTCCCTCAGGGCCACAAGAGCCAGGGGCGGCGGCGATTCAAGAGGGCGTCACTCTCACTGAGGAAGGGCACCGGAAAGACCGAGAAGGCAGCCATCCTCGCCATCACGGAGTTGCACCCATCGGCCCCGGTGCGGTGTGAAGGGTTCGATGCCGATGGTGAGCCAGTCGGGGTGGGCGTTGCCTCGCCGTACATCCCCCTCGTTGCGTTCAGCCAGGACCAGACAGAGGACCTTGCTTTCGGAGTTGCCCGATTGATTCTTGAGGAGTCCCCCATCGTGGATGACTTCGACATTGGGCTTGAGCGCATCGTGATCTTGACGGCGAACGGCCGAGATGGCGGGCGCATCGTTCCTCTCGGGGGTTCCCCCAACGCTAGGGACGGTGCCCGTACCACCTTTCAGCATGTGGACGAGTCTCACCGGCTCTATCTCCCGAGACTCAAGAAGGCGCACAATGTCATGCTGCAAAATGCGTTCAAGCGAGTGGGTGCTGACCCCTGGACCTTGGAGACCACGACCGCCTTTGAGCCGGGACAGGGTTCGGTGGCGGAGGACACCTACCACCACGCAGAGAAGATCAAGGCGGGCACCGTATCGGACCCTCGGCTGTTCTACTTTCACCGGCAGGCCAATTTTGAGCGGGAGCTAGACACCAAGGAGCAGGTACAGGAGGCTCTGATCGAAGCCTCTGGACCGGCAGCGGAATGGTCGGGCGACATCGATGCCCTCACCGACCATTGGTTTGAGCCGGGCACCGACTTGGCGTACATGCGTCGGGTGTGGCTGAACCAACCTATCGCTGGCTCGGGCAAGGCGTTCAAGTTGCAGGATTGGACCGACTTGGAGAACACCGAGATTGGGGAATCTGATGAGGGTGAGCTTGTGGTCCTCGGCTTCGACGGTGCCCGTCGCCGGGACGCCACCTGCCTGATGGCGATGGACGTGGAGCGGGCACACATGTGGCCGCTTGGCATCTGGCAGCGACCCGAGTGGGCTGATGATGATTGGGAGGTTCCGTCTCAAGAGGTCGATGAGATGGTGGCGATGGCGATGGAGCGATGGGACGTGTGGCGGCTCTACGGAGACCCGCCGTATTGGGATGACCGCATGGATGCGTGGGCCGGGGAGTACGGCGATAAGAAGGTCATCAAGTGGTGGACGAACCGGCAGAAGCCGATGGCCTATGCGGTGCGGAATTTCAAGCTGGCGATGGAGGGCGGAGTCCAGCTTGACGAGAACGGGGAGCGAGTGAGCAAGGAACCGATCTTCACCCACAATGGTGATCCTCTGGTTACGGAGCATGTGACCAATGCTTTCCGCCAGGACCTCAAGATCAGGGATGAGGATGATCGTCCGCTTTGGGTGATCCGCAAAGAGCGCCCGAATTCAGAGAACAAGATCGACGCAGCAATGGCCGGGATTCTCGTCTTTGAGGCATACGGCGATTGCGTGGCGGCGGGGATGCCTCGTTCCCGGCGCAACAAGAAGCTGGTGACATTCTGAAACCTTGCGGCATCCCTGGTTGCCCGAATTTGGCAGGCAAGGAGGCATACTGTGAGCAGCACGCCCCCGCCCAGCCACATGGATGGGGCACCAGCAAAAGGACGAAGCCCCGAGGATGGGACAAGCTCCGGTTGCGAATTCTCAAACGTGATGGGTTCAAGTGCGTCATGTGCGGCGACTCGGCCAACGTCGTTGACCACTACATGCCGACAGCATGGGGTGGAGAGCAGCGAGATTGGTCGAATCTTCGTGCAATGTGCAAACCCTGTCACAAGCAAAAGACCAAGGATGAAAGCCGTCTCGGTAAGCTATTCAAGACACTGGACGGGCAAGCTCGCCAAGTGGAGATTGTAAGGTTCCTCACTCGCTGGCGACCGATGTAGAAAGTAGGCTGGTCACACGAATGGCCACTGACACTCAGCAGTACGAGGTTCGCTCTCCCGAGTGGTGGCGTGATCGCCTCCTCGACAAATTCACCGCCGATTACCTAGAGCGCTCTGTGAACGCTGCCCTCTATGACACACAGGGGGCGTATCCGAGTTTTCCCGAGGGGTATTCGGCCATATACAAGAGGCTTTTGGCTCTTTCTCGCACGCCTTGGGGCAGGTTGGTCGTGGACATCGTTGGGGAGCGCCTCAAGGTCAAGGGCTTTCAGGTTGGGAGTTCCACGGCATATGACGCCGATATTTGGGAGATGTTCCGTCAGAACCGTATGGATGCGTTGCAGCGTCAGGTCCATCGTGAGGCTCTGGCCATCGGGACGAGCTACGTGTCTGTGTGGGACAACGGTGGGGGGCGACCTCGGATGGTCTTTGAGTCGGGCATGGGGATGACCCATGAAACGATGCCCGGTGAGGCCCACGAAACCGCAGCGGCTCTCAAGATTTGGTATGACTCCATCGACTCCATCGTGCGAACCAATGTGTACCTCCCCGAAGGGGTCTACAAGTGGCGCTCTGTCAGTGAGGTAACTGAGGACAGTTGGGAGCAGTTCTACAAGAGCGAGATGAAGCCGACGTGGGAGCAGTTGGATCAGGTTGCCAACCCTTCGGGCGAGGTTCCCATCATTCCATTCGTGGTGCGCCCCAACTGGGAGGGGTATGGCAACTCTGACCTGGCAGACCTCCACGACACCATCGGGCGTATTGACCACTTGACAGCCAACACGCTCTTGGCCATTGAACTTGGTGCCCTGAGAGTCAAGTGGGCAACCGGGTTGGAGATACCCCAAGACCCCGACACAGGCGAGGCGATAGAGCCATTCAAGATCGCCCTCGACCGCCTGTGGGTCAGCGAGGACGAGAACACCAAATTTGGGTCCTTCGATCAAACCGATGTGCGCCCCTACCTCCAAGCCATCTCTGATGCCGTTGGTCAGCTTTCAGCGGTCTCACGAATCCCCACCCTCTATTTCAATCAGTCCGACCTCAGCAACCCTCCCTCGGCGGCGAGCTTGGAGGCATCGGAGACTGGGTTGATAAACAAGGTTCAGGAGCGGGCCGACCGCTTTGCGGAATCTTGGGAGCAAGTTGCTTCACTGGCCTCTTTCTTTGACCGTGCCCGCGAGGGTGATCCCATCGATCCCGCGGAGGTCTACACAATTTGGGACGATCCGCGAACTCGCTCCGAAGCTCAGACCGTGGATGCCGCCACCAAGCTCTATTCGGTTGGGCTTCCCTGGGAGGCCACGATGGAGTTCGTTGGGTATTCACCATCTGAGATTGAACGGCTCAAGTCACAGCGCGCGGCGGACACATTCAATCGTGTTCTCCAATCTCCGATACCGGGAGCCACCCCGGTCCAAGGCGGGCAGGGTCAACCTGAGGTTGAGGGTGAGGGTGGCGGCGAAGAAGCCTGATGGCCACCGTTGACACTCGGTTCCTAGATCAACTGGCGAGCGCCTACCAGCAATCAGTCTCACGCATCGCCATCGCTTCCGAGATGGCAGCGATTGATTCTTGGTACGCACATGATTCTTACGTGTCCGATGACGACGATGATTGGAGCGCAGCCTTTTGGGTGATTGTTCTCGGCGCGGCGACAGCCATCTCGGCCCTCACTCGGGAGTACGTACAGAACATTGGTGCCTACACCGGGATCATGGCCTCTCTGCCATCCCCCGACCTCTCTTGGCTCGAAAACGACTTTGAGAACTACTACATCTCACCCGCCGTCCATGCCCGGTGGTTGGCGAGTGATGGGATGGATCGCACGGCGGCCATACGTATGTCCGCTGACCGTGTGGCCAAATTGACTTCGGCGGTGACTCGCGAGACAGAACTACGGGCCTTTGAGCAGATGGTCCGTTCACAGGTTTTCCAAGTGTCGTGGGAGTACGAACTTGATGATCGCAACCCGGTGCCCCTCTTTCCCGCCACTATGGAGGAGGCTGATGCCTTGGCGGCCCGTTCAGAGCATCGGGTCAAGAGAACGAAGGACCCCAAATTCAAGAGGGTGCCCCAAGTTGACGCGTGTGGATGGTGCCGAGTGGTCGCTGATCGCATCTACTCCCTAGAGGCAAAAGAGCGGAGTCCTCTAGGGGCGTGGCATAATTTCTGTCGCTGCACTTGGAGAAAGGTCACGTCGGCTGAGGCCGCATCCTTCACTCCACAGTACGGCGATGGTCAATGGAGAACCGTCATAAAGGAACGGTTCGATGAGACAGGGGATGACAATGCCTAAGAACGAAACTGATCCTGAGGGCACCGAAAGCACCGAAGGGACCGAAGGCGAGGGCACCGAAAGCACCGAGGGCGGTGGTGGCGGTGAAGGTGAGGGTCGCATAGATGACCCCCAAGCTCTCTTGGAGGACAATCGGCGGAAGAACAAAGAAAACCAATCGCTTCGTGAACGCTTGAGGGCGGCGGAGCAAGAGAACGAAAGTCTCAAAGAGGCGGCTATGTCTGACCAAGAGAAGGCAATCAACGACGCTAAGAAAGTCGCTCGCGAGGAGGCTGACAGCTACTACAAGCCCTTGTTGGCCCAAGAGAAGGTCAAGGCCATCGCCGCTGGCCATTTCAATGACCCCAACGATGCTCTGGCCTACCTCGACCTCAATGAGCTAGATGTCGAAGATGACGACGCCATTGTGGATGCTCTCAACGATCTGTTGGAGGCAAAGCCCTACCTCGCCGCCAGCAACAACGGCTCAGGTTCGGGAGGCAGGCGCAAGGGAATCGATCAAGGGTTCCAGGGGGACCCCGGCCGCAAACAGTC